ATTGTGAAACTGGTGTATGTATATCCTTAGACTGTAAAAGTAAAAATAATCAATATCCGGCATTGGATTCAGATCCATGTTACACTGAAAATCGGGGATGGAAATGTAGACCTGATCAAAATACTTGTAACAACCTACCAAAAGGAGACGTTTGTATTCCATATTAATTTATATTTGAAGATGTTACAGACGTACTTAGAAATACGTTATAAAGTATTTCTAAGTATTTTTTCAGTTTACGAAAATATGTAATGACCATTCCTTATCCGAAATATATTTCCATTCAAAACTCCTGACTTTTTTGTTTTGAAATAAAAATTGTTCAATATCTGAACGGGAGTATGTGTTATGATATAAATTATCGAGGGGATTATAATTTATTTTTTCGATTACATTTGGAATGATAAAGAATACATGAATAGCTTCTTTTCGAGCGATACGAATCATTTCAGAAATAGTACCTTTATAGCTAGGTTGATGTTCGAGAACATGTCTACTAAAAGCAACATCATAAGAGTTATCTTTAACTGGAATATTTTCACAATTTGCTTCTATCATGGGTACACCTCTATGGATATTTGATCGAACCAAAGTTTTGCAACTATCGACACCTACGTATTCAATAGGATACCGGTCAGATTTATATCCCTCAAATTCTGTAGCGACACCACATCCAATATCAATCAAACTCGTATAATTCTTGGATGAAATATATTTTCTTATAAACACTTTACTTTGAGCATTTTGCGTTCCTATCCACTCCTTAAAAGTATCAATCATTTGGGGATTAGTCAGATTTTTATCCCACCAAGTTTGTTCCATTTTTTTTTACTTTTTATTTTTTTAAATAAAGTTTCACACTGAAACTTCCAACATTTTGTACCAATGCAAATTTTTAGTTTCTCTTTTCTTTATTACGAGAACTTGATGCATAAAAGTTTCTGTTCCTGGTACTTTGTATATTTTCTTCCCCTGAGGAAAAAAAACCGTGAAACCCTTCCAATTATCTTTAGGGAGATTAATGGGAACACATTTAAAAATCCTGTTTTTAAGTGAACAGAAAAAAACCGCATTCCAGCATACATCTGTCGATAGTAATGAATAAAAATCATCATACCAGTTTACACTAAAATCGGTATCTAAAATAATAGAGTTTTCTTGTAGATCAAAAGAACCTATATTCGTCAATATTTTTGGAATCGTTTGCAGTTCTTTGTATTGAAAAATGGCATTGGGATTTCTTCTAATGAATACTTGAATTTCAAATATTAGTCTATTTTTAGTCTCTTCATTGGGTACATATATGTGTTTTGAAGATGAGAATAGTTTATTTGAATATAAAATAGGATCACCTATTTTGATATTTTTTTCGAGGAAGTTTTGAATATCCATTGTTGAAAAATTTGGAGTGATTGATTTAGATAAAATAAATTTTGTGTTTTCCACTAATAACTTGACTTGTTCTTGTGTTTTTTGAAAACTCGTAGTATAACTTATGGATGATTCTTCTGAAAGGGAGTAAAAACTGTAGTTACCAAGTTCATAGAAATATTTGTTTCGAACGATCTTAGTGTATTCAAGTTTAAAAAAACCATAAAAAAACTCGGTTTCGATGGGATAATCCATTGGTGGTAGACGAAAATCATTGCAAAATAGGGTTAACTTTTGATTATTTTTTGTCTGAACCGAAATGGCATATAGTTTACCATAATAATCTATATATTGACCTTTTAGTTCCAAATTTTTCTCATCAAAAATATCAAATATATCTACATCAAATATACCGCTTTTACTTGGAGAATCATATACAGTTTGCAATGCTTCCAAATACGTATGATAAACCTCTTCTAAAATAGAATCATCATGTTCTACCAATGTAACTATTTCGCATTGGGGATATTCAGCATGATCAGCTCTACTTCCATAATGTTCATATATGCACACAACTGGTCTGTCGGTGAATTTCCATCTCAAATAACCCTGAATAAAATTTGGTTGTATAAAATCCTCCCTACCGATAAGGACGATTTTACATTTATATTTGTATTCAACTAAACGTATAAATCTTTTCGGATCGAAATATATATCGATTGAAATCTTTTTAGATGGTGTTGGCAATAAATCCCAACATTCTTGTGCATAGATTCCATATGGGTAATTTTGCAAAAGTTCCAGTTCTTTTTCAAGGAACTTTAATCGTTTTTTTGAATCAAGTTTAGCGTAATTATCGATATTGAGAAAAGTTAATACACAATCAAGGAAACTGAGTTTTGTTCTGTGAACACCTTTTCTTATTGGTTTTTTAGATCCATGTAATGAGAAAAGAGAATCAATTAATTCTGGACACTCCCCAGTTTGATCTAAACCTACAAATTTATTACTTATAAGATGTCTATATTGTGTCTTTTCCTCTTGGGATTTTCCATCTTGGATAAAATCAACAAGTTTATTTTGTGTTTGAAAGTATTGATTATATAATGAGTTTTTTTTCTTTTTTTGATCCACCGCATAACAACATGGTAACAAAGGATACATATCTTTATTTCCCAGTTCGTTACTCCTTAGTCCAGGAAAAATGGCTTTTTCTTTTCTATCTCGATGATGATCGCATACAAAATTGTAAGATTTGATATTTTCATCATCTTTTGGAAATCTCATTACTTGAATATTTTCTTTCTCTTCTTTTTCCATTGCATCTTCATCTGATATAATTTTGGGTAGTCGCAAACATTTACTCGTATAATTAGAGAGAAACATTTCTGGAGCTATTTTTTTTAAAGGTTGGTTGTAATCGAGTTTTTTAGCTATACGTGGAGATTCAAAAACAACTCGATCCTTTTCTTTTAGTTGTGTATTATATTCATTTGCGATACTATCACCGACTTTACTATATAATGCAAGAAACACAGAAAGATCCTTTTGTATTTCTTCAACGATATTTTTATTAATTGCATTTAATATACGAATACGAATCGAAGAAGTTTGTTCATCTGATCGGATTGTCAAAGTAGTTTTTTGTTCATCTTCTGAAAAATGATACATGTAGAATCCCTTACGAACTCTCGTTGCTTGTAAATGTTCATCTATAACTAATTTTCTTGAAACTATGGGATTATTTAACACGATATCTGCCCAAATGATACTGTTGATTTTATATTTCGGAAATAAAAACACACCATTCAATTTTTCCGATGATAAACTCAATTCTTCCTTTGGTATTTTCAAACATTGACAAACTTTATTCAAAAGGATTTTATCAGACTCGCCTATGTTAATCGTTAGATTGATCAAAAATAACCCATCTTTTCCTTGTTCTATTTCTATCCTTCCAAAAGTCGAAAACAAATACATCATATTTGAATTATCCGGAACTTCTAATTCATACTGATGACCCTTTAAAATTTTATAATATTTTTCTGTAACTGCTAGCGGTATCGTCTCGTCGAGCACACAATCATTAAAAAGATTATACACATTACCCACTATGCTCTCCGAACATTTATATTCCCTAACTAGTTTTTCATGAATAAAAGGAGTATATGGTAAAGGTGTTAAAGTACTTATATCTAAAACATCTTTTAATCTCTTTTCGTAGAGTGATCTAAAATCATTCCGTTCAATATTTAAAGATTGAATTATATTTCTTCTTTCAGAGTCATCGGACAAAATATCATGGAATCTCTCGAATTCAGAAAGTCTACTGTCTGACATATTCGTTATACTTTGAAGAAAAAAGCTATCTCCATTTTGTTCCTCAAAAAATGACCTTAAATTTTTACTTAAAAGAATATAGGTAATATAGATTTCTCTTTCGGTTAAATCCATGGGTACTTTTGCATTTTTATTGCTTTTTTCGTAGAAACTGATAGGATCAACTAATGGTACGCTTTCCAAATTTTCTTTAAAATTCTGCCAATTTCCAGATGAATCTTTGTACACGAATTTAGGAAGTGTATCCCATTCATAAGCTTTTTGATTTCTATTCTGTTCGTCAGACATCTTTTATTTCTATAAATACAATAATAAATATGAATTTTATGAGAATATGCATTTTTGTACTTTCACTGGGTTTTCTTTGGATTGTTGGCTACCACAATACAAGAACATCGTTTCCATTGGTATTAATATTCATCGTTTCATGGATATCTATGTTAGTTGCCAGTTATTATACATTCAAAAATGGCTCATTTAATAATTATACTGGAGACAAAAAACCATACTGTAGACCTGCTCATGGAAATGAAGGAGAAATGTGTAAAGTGTGGTGCGAAGATGAAGAAAAATGTGTAAAGGGTAATATTAAAAATAACAAGTGTGATATCATATTTAGGATGAATTTTCTATCGAGTATTTTATGGATCATTGGAATATCATTACTTTGTATTGGTATTGTAATTAAATATTATTTTATTTCTAAATGACGTAACTTTTCTCGGACTTTCTCCAATTCTCTTTGTCTTTGCGGAGACATACCCCTAGTGCCATGTAATAATATTGCATTATTGGTTGCTAATAATACTTTTTTTGCAAGATCTACTTGGGAAAATTTTGCCAATAAAATATCTTCCATAATATCAGACTTAATCATATCCCATTCTCGTAACTTATCTTCATTCAGCATCACAAGTTTCCTATTTTTTCTGGCAATAAGACCATCTCCAGAACCAATAGGATGTTTAGAATCCAGAGAAAATAATTCCGCTTTTTTTTCGTCCACAAGTTCGATCTTTGCAGATTGAAAGGCATGTTCGACAGAATTCCATCTTTTGTTTTTGTAAACAAAAGGTGCGACGTAGAAATTCGATAAAATTTTTCTCCAATCTTTAATATCGTTTAATTCTTTATATTTACCAAAATCCTCAACTTTTTCATTAGTACCTTTTCCCGCTATTTTATCTGCAGACTTGCTGAAAAAAAACAACTGATCCTTTTCCATTGGAGTTTTATTGGTATCTAAAACTTTTTCTTTAATTTTCAATTTTTCTTGAAAAAAAAATCTTTTTTGTAACCTTGATATCTTTTACATAAAACATATATTACAAAAAGTCTTATATTACTATCTTTTCTAATATCTAGAGCTCGAAATATTGATTCTATACTCAATTTGTTATCATCATGTCTGAATATAAAGTTTATAATTTTATCTCTCAATTTTTTGTCGATCCATTTCCACATGTATGGATCCGATGGATCATACTCTGGTGTTTTTCTTTTTGTTGGTGAGTTCCGACTTTTTAGCATTTATTATAACTTTTTTTTTGTAATAAATGAAATAATATTTAAGGAAAAGCATCAGCAACTGGCGTATTCATATCTCCAGAAAGACCGATGGTTTTTTGAGCCAAAACTGGATTGACAAAAGACGAGTAATCAGAGTAAACATTCAGATTGGATGCATATTTATTTTGTAGAGCTCTTACTTCATTATGTGTTTCATTTTCCATTCCTCCAATGGTACCTAGGGCTCCTAATACGAGATCTCTGTTATATTTGGGGAAAACATCAAAATTACCGCGGGGTGTTGCAGTTATAGGTATATCTCCGCGTATCCTATCCACCCCACCTAATTGCAGTTTTGACTTTGGATTTGCAAATATCATTCTATCATATACAACCACCTGTTGAGGATCTTTAAATGCTGGATCATCCAAAAATACATTGCTTTCTTGTGGAACTTTCAGAGTACCTTCGTTCAATGCTAAATCCATTTTTGCTTCCTTAGTATTAGAAAGATATGGGGACATTTGTGGAGATTTTCCCGTTTCTCTCATTGATGGTCTTTTTCCGATTGGTTCATAATTCTCTTTAGTGTTTTTATTACAAGGAGGTAGACTCGATGCTGCACTACTACATGAAGGTAATCCACCAGCAGGTAATCCATCAATCATAGAAGGACCATAAGTCAAGGGATTTGGAGGTACAGCTTGATTTTCTATATTAGGCATGTTATATCGTATATAAGCTCCTGGACTAACACCACCGGAATGTCTTGGGGCGATAACACCCTGATATGCTGGATGACTAAAAAAAGCGGCTTGCATAGTGTTTGGTACAGCGGATAGATCAGCTTCAAATGGGTTTTTTGGATTAGGGACAGCCATTTCCATTTCACTAACAGCAATCATACTAGGGTTACCTCCCCAATTTTCAATGAGTGGATTATCTTTCTTCATAATAATAAAAGCGGCAACAGTGACAGTTATAAGGGCAATGATTAAATCTTTCATTTATTATTATGGTTTATAAAAAAAAACTTTTATTTCTTATTTTTCGAAAAGCAACCAATTTTAAACGATATTTTTCTGCAATTTTAAATTCGTTCTCCTTAATCCATACAAACCTAAATAATCCACAGAACTCAAAAAATCTGCGATTTTTTTCAGTACAATGTCTCTTTCACTTTCTTTTAATTCGTATTCACCTTCGTAACTACACAACTCGATGAAAATATTCATATGATCCAAATAATGCACTGGAATTATCTCGACTGTCGTTTCTCTTCCAAGAATAGGATAGATAAATTCAAAATTTTCGGCATTCCACTGTGTATCAAATCGAATGTTCTCTGATTCTTTCATACCCTTTTGAAGCAAATATCTGTAAAGTATAGGATGTAAACTACTTGTTTTTTCGATAGAATCAGAAGATACAGTACCCAAATTCGAATATTTATATCTTTTAATTTTCTGTACCGAGTTACCACACATGTTTTGAAAGAAGGACATCAGATTAGCTGGTTTCCTATCATTCAATTTTCCTTTTTGGGAAAAAGTAATATGAGCATATTTATGGCTTTCTTCTAAAAAATTGCACAAGTCACTAAAGTTCATGATTTCCTCGGATGGACAATATATTGGATCAATAAAACTTTCCCGTGCAATATAAAGTAACTTGTTCTTATCATCTTCTTTTAACTTTTGGTATTTTATAATATTATACATACAACTTATAAGTAAACATATACAATCTTGAAAACTGTTGTAATTTCTATACAAAGAAAAACTTTGCATTTCATGCATTATATGAGCCTTATCGTAATCGATAATAATCGGAATAAGAGATGTATTTACTCTGAAAATATTATCCAGATCTAACAAGTAGTCATATTGTTTTACAAAAGGTATTTTCTTAAGTATAATGTTCCAAGGACACAGATCATTATGAGTAAAAAGACAAACTCTTTGACTCACTCCTATTGCAAGTATAAGTTGAGTTACTATAAATATCCATTCATTAAAATCAAATTTGTTACTCTTTATATATTCAAAAAAAGTTTCACCATCTATATACTCCAAAAATATATCTCGACTTTTTGGATTATATTTTTGGGGTATTGTATAACAAAAATTAGGGATATGTTGTAAAATTTTATTCGCACCGAATAGACCCACAAATAATTCGTGACGCGAGTCTTTGCAGTGACTGTTTTTTCTTATCCATTTGTTATTATTAGATTCACACAACGTGACAGATGTACTATGATTTCTGAAAATCGTATGCGATCGAAAATTATTATTCACATTCAATCTTTTTAAATTCTCGAAAGTTCTATCATGCATATCATGGACATACTGTCTAGTAAATGGATAAGTTTCCTTTATATTTTTTAAATAAGATCCTTCTATATAACGCACTGATAATTCAAATGAAGTATTTATAAAGTTTCTTGTCGTTTTATGCCACAAATTCCATAGGACATCATGAATATATTTCAAAATACCATTTTTACAAAGAAATTCGTCATAAAATTTACGAGCGTTCTCGGTTATTTCCTTACACTTAATATCATTATCAATACACCATTTAACCTTTTCCTCTAAATCAGACAAATCATTACTAACAGGTATATAATGTACCCATGGCGTTAAGAAATCTTCAAACCATATTTTATACTTACTTTTAACGAACAATATAACAGATCTCGTCGCAAGTTCAATCGATAGTCTATAAGCTTGAGTGTGTCCTTCTACATGTATAATATACTTATATTTTGATTGTTCCTCTATACTCATGTGATTTTTTAGTGTACATTTTGAGATATCAGCTTTTTGGATAATATTACTACCTTTACATTTTCTAAATCGAGTAACATTTGACGTTAAGCCAACATTAAATAATACATTTTCGCCGAATTTTTCGCATAAATGTATACGTACATTGCTTTGCGAATCTATACCAATACCTGTTGCTGTACCTCTGAATACAGCAATGCTTTTTTTTCTGCTCCATGGTGTTTCAAAACTATCATCGTATATATCCAAAGTTCGTTTTGTGCTAGCGAAAAACACATTTTCTGTTTTCATTACTCTAATCCAATCATCCATCGTTGGAATTGGTATATCTGCAAATCTATCCCCAGAACTCGAAGATAGAATTGGAGTATACTTTTCAAAATTATAGGATACTAATGGTTGTTCCTCTGAGTCCCATATGTTTTCATAAGGTTCTGTTTTGTCTTTCGTTAAAATTGGAAAATCTCTGCGATTTACAAATAAATCCATGTCTGGAATTTTTGGATATTCCTTAAGTAGAGATTCGAACATATGTTTAAGATGTGAAAATCCAGTATCTGTTTCATTACATGGATTTTCGTAACGCATTAATCCATTATTTGTATACCATTTTCTTTTGGGAAGAATGTTTTCCTCTTCATTACTTAATAATTCAAACGAACCAATTCTATCACTCCATTCATTTACAAAGTAAGCATTACTAAATGGAACAAAATTCAAAGTCCCAGATCTGATCTGAAT